CCATGCGTAAGATCGAACAGCAAATGAACGCCGCCGTCGCTGAGTCCCGCTCCTGGCAGTCTGCTAACACCGCTGTTACGTTTGACGCCGATCGTGAGATCTCCGAAGTCTATCTTCACGGCAACAAAATTGCAGAAGTCGGTGACAACTATCTGCAAATCTTTGACGGCGGATGGCAATCCAACACGACCAAATCACGCCTCAATGCACTTATCAATCGTTTCTGCAATGCTGTGACCGATGGTGTCTATCAGCGTGATTTTGTTTGGTACGTGATGGATAACAAAGTTGAGCGTGAATTCGCCAACGGTTACATCTTTGCCTGATCACTTTCGTCCCTAACGTTTCACCTAACCTAACGAAACATGGATTACACCTCCACCGTTGAATCTCTGCCCATCTATGAGAAGTGGGAGAGCAGCAAGCAAAGCATCTGGGAAGGCAGCAAATTTCAGTCCTTTCGTAATATCCCCTCCCCTAAGAGTAAGGGTGCCCAGGGCGAAAAACTTGTCCAGCAACTGATGGAAACTCTGGGGCACAAAGTAACACGCCCTGAGAATTCTGATCACGATCGTATCATCTCCAACTACAAAACTGAGATCAAAGTATCTACTACGTGGAATGAGGAACTTAACAATTTTACCTGGCAACAAATTCGTGATCAAGACTACGATCGCATCATCTTTGTAGGCATCAACCCCAACGACATAAGTGTATGGTGGGCGACCAAAGATGACCTTCGTGAGTATGTCTTAGGTCAGGACAGTAAGCGTCAACATGCTGGCAAAGATGGAGGGCAAGAATTATATTGGTTGCAAGGTAGTAAGGGTGAACAATGGTTTCGTGATTTGGCAGACTTCTGAGTCTGCCTTTTTTTTACTTTTAGATTTCGTGTTATGACAGTGTTGAATGTATGCCCCTTAAATGTTAAATAGCGCGGATATAAAAACAATGGGTCCCTCTAACCTACAAAACTTTGAAAACGCGAGTCCTATCGAAACTCAAAGTTTTATTCAGGGTCCCCCTATATAAAAAAATTTTTCCGTGGTATAATAGATACTAAGGTCGCTCAAAAGACTATGAAGGACAAATACGACATTTATTGTCGGGACAGAAAGATTTACAAAGAGGTCTCCGAGGAGGAGATGTTGGATATTCTTGCTGATATGGCAGATCAGTTCCATGAGACAGGAAGTCCAGACCCAGACACAATTCACGTCGAGCTTATCGAAGAGAGTGGCAAAAGACGTTTTCTCACCCAACCACTGTAAGACATGGCAGCATCAGTATTAGACAAAACAGAACTCATGATGGTGAGGATGTTAGATGACTGGACAGACACGCTGACAGTTTCTCTGGTATCACCATATCCTCCTGGAACAAACTTGAATACACTCGATGATTATATTGCAAGTTGGAGAGTACAAGTCAGTGATAATGTCCAGACTGTAACAAGGACACCAGGAACAGGACAACCATCAGATTGTAGTCCATGGACAAGTATTTCTTTGAAATATCTTGCAGCACCGATGGAGATTCCGAGTGGTACAGACACTGTAACTTCAGCAGTAACTGGAGAATTTGCGACGGAGACTATTTCTGGTGTAACGTATCCAGTGATGACAGGAGGACCAGGGATTGTAACTTTGACTGGCACGTTTAGTGGTGCGTATACAAAGATTCTTTTCCCATGTGATCGTATGCAATGGTTACAGGACAATGCATATGGAGAAGATCAGCAGAAGAAATTAGAGCAAAACACATCACCAAACGAGGATGGTTTGACTGATATGTTGTTATCTCCTGATTTTCCACCGAAGTTACCAGATGGCGGACATTATGATCATCTTACAGAGTTTCGTCCTGATCCCACACAGTTTGTGACATTGACATATACGATTGTTGTAAACTTAGTATTAGATGGTGTACCTGTTGTAGAGACCCATACATTGACACATAAGGTAGAGAATAATCCTCTAAGGAATCCTACATTATGTCAAACATTAGTACAGAAGCAATCTGATCCTGTAGCGATGCAAACTAAATATGATAGAGGGCGTGGTAGAGAAGGATACGACCCATTTGAAATCAAGGAGGGATAATGGCAGCATCAATGCCAATCACTAGAATTGGAGACGCAGATGTTCCTCATTGTTCTGGCATGGTCAGAGCAAAGGGATCACCTGATGTGTTTATCAATAATATACCATGGAGTAGGCAGGGTGATAATAATACTGCTCACCTACTTCCTGGCAGTCCCTGTCCGACACATGCTGCACCGATTACTATCGGATCACGGACAGTCATTGTCAATGGTGTTGGTGGTGGGCGTGTGAGTGATGCTACATGTACCGCAGTAGCCAAGGGATCCCCTAATTGTTTTGCGGGTGGAGCACCAGTATTTACTTCAGCACCTGCAGCACCTGCATTAGAAATTGGATAATGTCGAAGACGCCATATAAGTTCAACCTCCCAAGCGATCTGCAGATCACTGAACTTGAGGGAGTTACTGAGAAGAATCATATAGCGACCTCTTGGGAGATCTCAAAGACTTTTATGTTTGGGAGGAATAATAATCCTCCTGATGTTGTTTATTATCAGGACGTAAGTGTGGAGCATCGCAAGAAGCTCTCTTTCAATGTAGAGGATGTTCTGGAGCAAAACAAAGAATATTGGGTCCATGCGAAGTATCACACAAATGTTGATGCACCAAATGCGAGGAAAATTGAAATCGTTGCAATTATCAATCGTGGTTCTACAACCGTTAATCTCTTAGGTTATCAAGATCCTGTAACTGGTGATGTTCTTACATATGGCAGAGAACTAATCTTTGATATTGAACCAGGCATGAGAATTGACTATCTACGAACTCTCAAAGGGTTTGTGGGTGGTGCAGCATTTGATAATGATGTATTGGTTAGAACTGTAGATTTGAATGCAAGAACATTTACAGTTACAAAAGCACCAAAGCATAGTGGTAGGTTTGTATTTACATTGACAGAATGTATATCTACTGATTGGAGTAAAGAACTTCGTTTTGATACTGAGATTGGCACATGGGCAGTCATGGAGTTCAATCCTGCGACGGCAAATCCTGATGATGTTACAGTTCAGGCAACAAATACTGCTACATTCAATGTAGTAGCAACAATTAGTGATGGATCAGCAATTTCTTATCAGTGGCAAGAAAGAAACCAGTTCAACACGTTTGTAGATATGCCAGGAGAGACAGGAACGTCTCTGGTGATTGCAAACACGTCTTATGTTGATGATGACGGTAGAGTATTCCGTTGTAAGATTAGTTCAATATACAATCAAGAAAAAATATCAAATTCAGCAACTCTGACTGTCACGCCTGCAAATATCACGATTACAGTCAATCCTAACGACGTTACAGGTGTCAATGGGTCTACGGCAACATTCAACGTCACAGCAACGTTGGATGTTCCTGGTACGTTAGTTTACCAGTGGCAGAAGCGAGAATTGAATGAACAGATCTTCAATGATGTTTCTGGTGCTAATTCTGCGACATATACAACAGGTGCATTGAATTCAGCAACAGACAGTGGTGACTCTTATCGTTGTAAGGTTACTAATGTCAATGCTGCTGCTCCTGTATTCTCTGAGATTGCAACAATCATTACTTATGATTATGACATGTACGTTTCTCCTGCTATCACATCAGGACTTACGAACGAAACTGTCAACAACTGGATCTTTGCTGTACATGGTCCATTGATCATCGATGCTCATAATTTCAGTACAAGAGACTTTACTTTGATTCCTTATCAGGATCAGAGTCGTCGTATTTGGATGTGGGGAGAAGGTAGAAACAATGTCAGAGCAGGTTATTCAACAGGATCATACAATTTTGTACAGAATCAAAAATACCTAGCACAAGTTGATACTGGTGGTGGTGATGCTGGTACATCATATGGATGGGTCAGTAACAGTAAGGGTGGTGGATATGCAGGTCTTTTCACAGGAACCTCTGCATCGCAGTCTAATGCCCTTATGATCGCTGGTGGTGCTGGTGGTGCTGGATTTGGTCATGGATCGTCTCCTGGCGGCACTGGAGGCGGTCAGAGTGGCAGTGGAGGTACATCTTCCAGTGATACCCAAATTGGATCTACTGGCGGTGGTGCTGGTACTCAGTCCTCTGGTGGTAATGGTGGAGGTGCTGGCGGCAGTTCTGGTAGTGGACTACAAGGTGGTCGTGGCGGCGATGGTCAGCAGCAAGGATACCCCAACGCTGGAGGCGGCGGTGGTGGCGGTGGCGGATGGTATGGTGGTGGCGGTGGCGGCGGAGGAAACGACGCTGGATCTGGCACCCGTAATGCATCTGGCGGTGGTGGTGGATCAGGTTATATTCACTCCACTATTGTTTCTGGCGTTACTGGAGTCTCATCTGACAATCAGGATGATAACCAAGGACCTGGAGGAAATCCAAACTCTAGAATTGTTATTGAGTCTGCAATCGAAGGACCATTCACTGCACAAGGAAGTATTTCAGAATATCCAGTTACTATGTCCAATAGACCTGCTTATGGTTGGTATACAAGATCTGGTGGAGGTGAGAACACACCAACAGCGGGTGTACGTCAACTTGTTATTCTTTGGGCTGGTAATGTCATCTATGATGGAAACAGTTCTGTCATTGCAGGTGATGGTACAGCAACAATTGGAGCATTCAAGTACATCCCAGGCACATATAGACCAAATTCCGTTTATGGTTGGGCATCTAATGGCACTTCTTCTGGAACACAGTCTCCTCCAAATGGAGACTTCTGTAACTCCTTCGATATCAGCAGAGAGGGTTGACACGACTCTCTCCATGCTTTATAATGAACCCGTAATCAATTTGATCTAATGGCAAAAGTCAAATCTTTTCTGAAGTCTGAATGGCAGCCTGGTCCTCCCAAGAAAACTCGTCAGGGATCGGGAAAGCATACCAAATATGCTGCTACAAGTCGTAATGCTGCTCGTAAGCGTAGTCGAGGTCAAGGCAAGGGATAAATAAAAGAAACCCTTGTGAGATGAGTTGTCTAATTACTAACTTACCATCAGTAGAAGTATGGGTTCGTAAAGAATATCTTACTGATCATCAGTTTGGTCATGGTGAGTTTGTCAAAGGCGTCTGGGTGTCGGCTAAGTCGATGCCTGGACGCGCTTTTTATTTTGAGACATATTTACCAGAATATGCCGCAATGTATGACAAACTACCAATTAGTGCCTTTTTGTCTGAACCTGTAACTCCAGATCCAGACATGAATCTTCCAAATCTTCAATTTTGGAACTGTATGGACTATGGTGTAGTCTCTGTTACTAAACAATTCATTGGTTCAATGGATTTTGAGTGCTACACACGCGATCATGGCATTCAAAAAGGTACTTATGTATGTACTTTGGACAATTATCACCAAGATCCAGATGTAGTTGACTATGCAACAAGCGAAAATCCCGCTGAACACAAGTCACATAACCTAATTGAACTCGAAAATGGTCAATATGCACTGTATCCAAACAACAGATTACGCATTTTTGACAATAGTTTGACTCCAGAAACCCCCAAAATGCCTGATTTCAAGGTTTCAACCCAATATTACTCAGTTGAGAATGGTTTTGATCGTCTTGGAATGGGTCGTGAAGACGAATATTTTTGGAAAACAGCAAAAGAACGGGATAGCAACCCCGAAAAAAGTTCTGATTCACTAAATCAGGAGTAAAAATGTCACATCCACAACATTTAGACGGTTCTGTAGACAAAGGCGACATGTTTATGGAATCTGGAATGACTCTAATTACCGAAGTTGAGTCAGAAAAGTGGTTGAAAATCCACGAACAGAACAAAAAGCGAGCAGCTGCTAGACCACCAGAGGATAGACTTTCTAGACCATGTGGGGGTCAGGGCGGATTCGATGATTTTGTAGAAAGATGGTCTGAATAGTAAACTAAATAAATATAACCCGACTTTGTATAGTGCCTCATGGCGCAACCTATCATACTGTCAAGATCATTCAAAGACTTAGCATTTAGTTTTGGAAAGCATCCTAAAACTAGTGATTTGCTCATCAAGAAAAATGAGCAAGCGATAAAAGCTGCTGTAAAGCACTTGATTCTTACATCTCCTGGAGAAAGACCATTTCAACCAGAGCTTGGAACAGGAATTAGAAAACTGCTTTTTGAAAATCTAGATTTTGGTACAGCAGCTAGAATCTCTCAAGAGATTTCTAGAACTATCAAAAAATATGAGAAGCGAGTTATTTTGAATAGGGTTAGAGTAAACCCTGACCCAGATAATAATAGATTCGATGTTACTATCGAATTTGAAATCATTGGTCAACCGAACCCTCAAGAAATCGAATTCTACTTAGAGAGCACTAGGTAATAATGGCAAACACTAAACTTACCGAATTAGATTTTGAGAATATCAAATCTTTATTGAAAGATTATCTCAGAAATAATACAGACTTTACCGACTACGATTTTGAAGGTTCTGCCCTTTCAAACATCGTAGATCTTCTTGCATATAACACCCATTACCAATCATTCGTCGCCAACATGGTCGCGAATGAGTCTTTTCTGGATTCTTCTATCCTGAGAGACAATGTTGTCCTACATGCTAAAAATCTTGGTTATCTTCCAAGATCTGCAAAGTCTTCTAGTGCTCTCTTCAACTTCAATGTATTTTCAACATTTGGTGGTTTGATTGGTAGTTCTCCTGGTTCAATTACGATCAAGGCAGGAACAGTTTTCAATGCAGTCAAAGACAAAGTAACTTACTCTTTATCAACTCCTGTTGATATCGTTTCACCAATTACTTATATTGACCCACTAAGTCCTGGATTGGGAGGAACGGCAGCGTTTACTGCAGTAAGATTATATGAGGGTACGTATATTTCTACAACTTTTGACGTAGATTACTCAAATCTCGATCAAAGGTTTATTGTTCCAAATACTGGAATTGATCTTGATACATTGATTGTGAAAGTTCAACCAAATTCTCAGTCAACAGAACAAACCGTATATACAAGAGGAGTAAATATTACTCAAATCAACTCTGAAAGTAAAGTATACTTTGTTCAAGAAATTGAAGATGAAAAATACGAGATTGTTTTTGGTGACGGTGTTATTGGTGAAAAACTTGCTAACGGTTCAAGAATCGTAGTTACCTATATCGTTTCTAGTGGAGCAGATGCAAATGGTATTCAGGGTAATAGCAATTTCATCTTTTCTGGAAATGCTGTAAATAATCTGTTGGTAACTCCAACTTCACAAACAGTTACTATTGCTAATGCACCAACAACCGAAGGTGGTGCTCAACCAGAAACTATTGACTCAATCAAGTTTCAGGCACCAAGATTCTACGCAACACAAAATAGAGCAGTAACAGTTGCAGACTATGCCACTATCGTTCGATTTGTTTATCCAAATGTAGATGATATTTTCGCTTATGGTGGTGAAGAAGCAAGTCCTCCAGAATATGGAAGAGTAAAGATTGTAATTCGACCCAAATCAGGTGAAATTCTTTCTGCTAGCACAAAAACCTTCATTACTCAAAAACTAAGGCAATATAAAGTAGCATCCCTTTCTACTGACATTGTAGACCCATCAGTATTATATCCTGTAGTAAACAGTACAATTTATTATAATGCCCAGACAACCACAAAAACCTCTTCTGAAATCAGAAGTTTGGTAGAAAGTGCAATTGATTTGTATGAAGCTTCAACAGCATTGAATAAATTTGGTGGAAAACTAAAATATAGTAAATTAGTAGGTGTTATCGATGATGCTGATTCCTCAATCAGTAGAAACGTAACTTCAGTTACGATGAGAAAAGATTTGAAAGCGATTCTGAATACAAAAGCATCGTATGAACTTTGTTATGTAAATCCGTTTATTGTAGATACTGATGCACCAGTCATAACTTCTACAGGATTCAAACTTCAAGGTTATACCCAAACATTTTTCCTTGAAGATGACTTCTCTGGTGACTATGTAAATAGTAACAGAACAATCAAAAATGTAAGGGCGTATTACTTGAACAATTCAATCAAAACATATCTTGGAGATCCAATTGGAACTGTAGATTACTCTAAAGGTGAGATTCTTTTAGGTCAAAAGAATTCAATCATTATCACAGAGACCAGTGAATCTGGATCTATTGTAAAAGTAACGGCAAGACCTGCCCAATTAGATATTTTTGCTCAAAGAGAAGTTTTTCTGTCACTACAAAAAGGTAACCTTCAGGTATTAGCGGAGTCGTAAACGAATGATCAATATTTCTCAGTTAGTCGATAGTCAGTTACCTGACTTTTTTAGACAGGAGTATCCAGTATTTGTAGATTTCTTCAAAGAATACTACAAATCACAAGAAGTAGATGGTTTTTCTTCTAATATTCTGAGAAAAATCCAAAGTTATCAAGATTCAGACTTTTATAGAGATGGTCTGATTCTTGAGACAACTTTGGGTGCAAATCTTGCGTCTAATGATACTGATATTCAACTCGGTATAAATTCAGACTCGGATGGTCAACCAATTTACAAGAGATTCCCACAAGAGGGTCTTCTTCTGATTGATGATGGCACTAATAGAGAAGTAGTACAATATAAAAGCATTAGTGCAACTGGATTAGTAACTAAAGCAAAAAGAGCATCTTCTGGTAGAGTAAAACTTGGTGATCTTTTGAATGATGGTGAATTTATCACTACAGAAACCTCATCATTCGCATCTGGAACGAAAGTTACCAATATTTCGCATCTTTTCCTAGCAAATCTTTTCAAAAGTCTAAAGAGTCAGTATTTCTCGGGTATTCCCATTGAAAGACTGAACTCTGATATTTCAGTACCAACAATTCTGAAGTATATCAAGGATTTTTACACTTCAAAGGGCACAAGTCCAGCAATTGGATTCTTATTCAGAAGTGCGTTCAATGATGAGAAAGTTCTTGTCAGATATCCAAATGAACAGCTCCTCAAATCTTCAGTATCAACTTGGTCTGAAGATACGATCATTCAAGGATCTCTGATCAAATTCAATGCTGGCGTAACAATAGATGATCTGCCAGGTTTGGTTCTGAAACAGATTACTTATGGTTTTGATGAGAGTATCAAAGAAGCGACTGCTTCCATTGAGAAGGTTGTTCCTATCAAATCTGGAAATGTTACCATTTATAGAATTTTCTTGAATAATGAGTCAATTATTGGAAACTTTTTACCAACAAACCAAACAATTAGTAGAACAACGTTTGGTCCAAATAATCAATCAATTATTGTTGACTCAACTGTAGGATTCCCAGAAATCAATGGCGAGTTCTATGTTGAAGGTATCAATAATGCTGTTGGAGATCCAATCTCATTCTCATACAAAGAAAAGACTGCTACTGAATTCTATGGAATTCGTACATCGTCCACTTTTACTGGTGTAACAAAGAATAAGTTTATCTATGGTTCAAACATCTTATATGTTGTCTCTAGCACAGATACAAATCCACTTCAGGAAAGATATTTTGCATCTTTTAGACCATCTGGTCTAATTGAAGACGTTGAGATTGAATCCCCTGGACTTTTTGTAAAAGAGGGTGATGTTCTTGAGTTAGGTCTTTCTGGAAAGAGTCAAGATATTCCCCTCAACTCATACTGGAGACAAAATGTCCCAGGTAATGATGGTCAGGTCAGAGAGGTAAATGTTGCTGGTCAAATGAGTAATGCTTATTTGACTTCTGGATATAGAGTTGCTGCTGGTATTACCCAAGTTTTTGAAAATGATGAAGCAGTTTATGTTTCTTCTAGTGGATTCCCAGATGTTTCTGGTAGTATCGGTGATATCAATGCATCTGGACCAAATACAAACTTAGAACCAGCTTCCCAAAGACATCTAAAGAAGATCCCCAAATCACCTACATTTGGTGAATCTAAAACTAGACTTCCAGATAATTCAACGATTGCTGTTACTGTTGATGGTGTTCCTATTGTTTCTCCAACGGGAACTTTGACCAGTAGTACAGATAGGCAACTTGTTGAGCAAGGTGATATTCAAGAGATTGAAATAACAAGTGGGGGATCTGGATATACAGCAGCACCAGTAGTTTCTATCGACGGCACAGGCGGTGCATATGGAACAGCAAATATTATCGGTGGAAAAGTAGTTTCGGTTACTCTTCAAAATTCTGGTGCAGGATATAATGTTACACCAAATGTAACTATTTCTGCTGGATCTGGTGCGTTATTCACTGCAAATTTTGCAGCAAATGATAAAACTGGAGCAATTGATTCGCTGACAAAGATTAGCGGTGGTAAAGATTATACTCAAGTACCAGATATTGTTATCGTAGATGAATCTGGGAGAGGTAGAGGTGCCAAATTTGTTGTAGAGTCTATTGATCCTTCAAATAATGGAATTATTAGTGTCAGAAAAATTGCTGGAGGATATGACTATGACACAACAAAAACAAAAATATATGTAGTACCAAGTGCCAGTGGTGCATCCGCTGTTGCTAAGGTTCGTCAGTGGCGTAGAGATAATTATGAAGAATATTCTAAGTTTAGTGATAGTCAAAATGGATATGTTTTCCCTGGATCTATTCCAGAATATCATGATGCTTACTACTATGTTGGCAATCCAGTAGGTATCAGAAATACACTTTCTGATAATATCAATGGTCAAATCGAGTCTCAGGGCAACTTATCTCACTCACCCATTGTTGCATGGTCATATGATGGAGTACCAATCTATGGTCCTGTTGGATATACAAATCCATTTGATACGACATCACCTCTAAAGAGAATTAGATCATCATATTATTTGAAGTCTGGTCGTACACAAGGAACTGGTCCAGCAATTGGACAATATGCTCTTGGTGCATTTGTTGAAGACTATGAGTATAAACCAGAAGGCGATCCTTTACATAAAGATCTTGATGAACATAATGGCAGATTCTGCAAAACTCCAGAGTTTCCTGAGGGTAGATATTGTTACTTTTTGACAATTCACCAGAGCGATGATCCTGGTAAAAATGATGGTCAGGTTGTAAAACCAAGATACCCTTATGTAATTGGACCAACTTATAAATTTGCTCCAGAAACAATCAATTTTGGTACAGGTTCTACTCTCAGAAATCTTCCAAGTAATGTAATCAGAGTTAGAGACAATAATGATAATATTCCTCAGTTTGGAACTTCAGTAAATGCAGAGGTTACAAATGTATCTTCTGGTTCTGTCAATTCAGTAATTATTGAAAATGGTGGTACAAACTACGTAAATTCTGGAGTAACTATTACTCCAAAATTTGGTGCTGGAGATAAATTATATGTTGATGATACAAATACCCAAGGTGCTGGTTTCTCAGGTGTAGTTTCATCGATCTTACCAAAAGATTCTTCTGGTACTATCATCGCAACTTCATCAATCTCTGCAGGGGATATCAATGGCAATCTTGATTCAAGATCGCAGAGAATGACAATTCCTGCACCAACTTATGATGTACCAACCTCCACATTCACTTATAATAGAATCAACGATGGTGATGTAATTTCTGATAGTTCAAAGACTACACAGAACTTTATTACTGCTATTGAGACCTCTAATACTGATACTAGTATTCTTCTCAAAGATTATAATATTTCCAACTTGTCTACAGGAGACACACTTGAAATTGAAGATGAAGTCATATATGTAAATGGTGCAGCGACAAATAATCTTAGATATGCTTATTTCAGAATTGCAAATATTTTTGCAACAACTCCTGTTGGTCCTGAGACAGATCAGGGGTTCTTTTACAAGTATCGTGAGGGTAAAACTGTAGCAGATTCAATTTATGCTGATGTTGCTGGTACTGTAGTCAAGATTGCAACTGTGATTGGTATTGATTATGAGACAAATACTCTGAAGGTTGAAATGATAACTCAACCTGGATCTTCAAACAGGTATCCAATTCCAACTGTAGGCACTTCAATTGCAAACGCACCTGAGAATGCTCCTAGATATTCTCAGAATATTTCACAAGTAATAAACGTCAAAGAAGTTCCTGTTATTCGTTCATTTGATGGGACAACTGCAACCACTCATAAATCTGACTTACAGATCTCTAGTCAAATTGCAACAGGAAAGATTAGTGAGTATATTGCAAGATTGTATGTCACTAGTGCAACTATGGACATATTTTCTGTTGGCACATACATAAAAGGATCTAATTCTGATGCTTCTGCAAAAATTGTAAGAATTGAAGAACTTACATCAACCACTGGATATTTGTGGGTCAATGAAATTGCTGAAGGTCCTGATGCTAGCGATCTTCCAAAATTTGGTAACTTTGATATAAATTCTGGAACTTGGAGTTCAGAAACCATTCAAGAAATTGGTAGTGGTAATCAAACAACCCTTACAGAAGATGTCGCTGTAGAAGATACAACAATCTCTGTTGTTAGCACAGAGTTTTTCCCAATCAACAGATATATTGTTGTTGGTTCGGAGCAGATGCGTGTCGTATCTAAGACCAGAACTGAGTTGACGGTTTCTAGAGCACAGGGAGGAACTGTTGCAACAACTCATTCTACTGGCATCAATGTAGCTGTTGTGAATGGTCAGGGAACTTTTAATTCTGATGTTTATTATGTTTCGGTAGATCTTGAGAATCATCAGAAATTTACTACTACCAGTACATTCAAAGATCGCAAAGAGCAAACAGTCGATGTTGATACTGTAGAAAATCTTTCTATTGAAAGTGACTCTACTTCTCTGTATATCAAACCAAATAATATTGATTTCTTCAACGTTGGTAACATCTTCAAGGTTGGTAATGAGCAAATTAGAATTGATTCAATAACTGGCAATATTTTTGATGTTACCAGAGCGTTTAACAATACAACTGCATCTACACATGCAGAAAATGCTCAGATTACTAACTTGTCTGAACTTATTGCAACTCTAACAACAGATAGAGCACATGGTTTGATCAATGGAGACTTTGTAGAAGTATTTGGAGATCCAGCGTCAGATACTACGACTACCAATGTCGCCGTTACGTTTATACCTGGAAATAATAGATTTGGATTCTCAAGTGTACATACTAATGGTGTAGAACAAAATCCAAATCTAAGTTTTGTGTATGGTCATAATTATATCTTTGATGTCTCAGATGCTTCTAATACTGGAACGATTCTTTCATTTTTCTTAGACGATAGGTATGCAAATAGTCTTTCTGTAGAAAGATCTGGAACTCCTGGTAATGCTGGAGCAACGGTTTCTTTGAAAGTTATTGATAGAGTAATCGTAAATCTTTATTATAATAATACTAATAGTCTTATTACTGATAGTTCTCCAAAGATTAGATTTATCGAAGATCCTTATAATGTTGGTGGCGTAGGCATTTTCAATGTCCAATCCACATCATTTGATTATATTATTAGAAATAGAGTTGAAGGTAATGCTAGAGGAACTAAAAAATTTGGAGTTGTCTCTACAAATGCTCTTGGTGAAATTGCAAGAGTTGATATTACAAACCAAGGATTTGGATATGAATCTCTTCCAGAAATCAAAGGTGTATATTTTAGAAAATCTGACGAACTGAGATACACAATTGCAACAAATGCGTTTGGTGCTATCACTAGTGTAACCATCAACTATGGTGGTAATAGATATGTAAATCCAACTATTATTGTCAATGGTACAGGTTCTGGTGCTGTATTGGCTCCAGAAGTTTCTAATACAGGAACTATCAATGCTATTTCTGTAACTAGTGGTGGATCTGGGTATGGAAGCAATACAACATTGACTCTTGTAGAACAAGATCCAAAAAATGTAAGGATTTTGCCATCATCCACTACTATTGGTAAAGCTCTTGGAATCAAGATTACAAATCCTGGATCAAGATTCTCCAATAATCCTACATTAGTCCCAGAAACTACCATTCCAGTTTCTATGCAATTGATTAATGTTGGTAAAGATTCTAATGGCAATTTTCAACCAACTATTGGTACAAAATATGAAAGGGGCGAAAGAGTATATCAGGGAGATGTAAACACTCCAACTGCTAGAGGAATTGTTATCGATTACAATGAAATCAATCAAACAATTAGAGTCAATCCTGTTGTTGGTGAATTTGTTGTAGATACACCTTTGTTTGGATATTTGAGTGCCACAAGATCTATACCAAAAACTGTAAATACTCCATCACTCGCATCAATTGTCAATTCAATTACTCAGATCAGTGGATTGTTCTCTGATGATTTGGGTAAACTTAGCACATCTTCTCAGAAGATCCAAGATTCTTACTTCTATCAAGATTTCTCATACGTTATCAGATCACAAATTCCTGTATCTGAATGGAGAGAAATTATCAAAGAATCCACTCACCCCGCAGGATTCTTGGTATTTGGTGAGGTTATTGTAGACTCTTCTGCTAGCGTCTCTACAGTCCCTCTGGGTGGTTCAACAACATGTCCTCCACTGCAGCATAGATTCAACTTTGATTCTAGAACTGAAGTTGATTCTGATGGATATATTTACATTAGAAATGGTCAAAACATTGAAGTAGGTGACTCATTTAGATATTATGCGGAAGGTGACTTTGAAATCCAGTGGGAATCAATAAATGCTAATGACGAGACAATTACTGGAGTTCTTATTCAAGACAAGATCTATCATATTATTGCAGTAAAAGATGATCCTGATGGAAAGTATATTCAAATCTCTGAATATCATCCTAGGGATAGATTTGCAGATGCTGCACATAACAGAGAAAGACTGGCATATAAAGTGCTTCCTACAAGCATTTCATACTTCCCAGAGATTATCTGTGATGTCCAGAACCCATACAAACAGATCACAATTGAGATCTACAAAGAGTTTATTGACATCAACTCAGAAACTCCCGCAAATATTGCCGAAAATGGCAACCTGAAGACTCTTATCATCAATAAGTTCTTCAGAATGGTTGAAAAACCAGGAGCTGGTTCTGTTGTTTCTGCTGAAGGAACTGTTGCTATTGACTTAGCAATTATTGATGACATCACTCCTCTGTTTGATAATGTCAATAAGACATATGATATTAGAGAGCAAGGGTCACCAATTCAACCATATAGTGATTACAACCTTTTAGTTACACTTGATGGAGTTGCTCAAGAACCTGGGAAAGCATATACCATTATCAATGATAAGAAGATCGAGTCTCTCCAAATCGCAACATCTAACTCTGGTCAGTTAGAGTTTGATTCTTGGTATATCTCTGGAACAACAACAGATATCAATGATGGTTCTACCACAGTATCTGGACAAGCAGACGTTCAAGAAACGTATATTGATGAGGAATTTATCTACATCAAAGGTAGAGGAATTCCATCATATCAAGCAACTCTTGGACCATACACTGGAAACAATCCAGTTTTCTCTGATTATATCAAAAGGATTCCAAAAGAGACATTTGCACCTATTGACAAAGAAGACACTCCCCTTGGAGCAATTGGATTATGGTCAAACGGAACTTTACTTTATAATAATCAACAACAAGAAAGTTATAACGATAAGAATATATGGATTGTCAATGAAACGGGATCTTCACCAGCAACAGATTCATATGGTGGCAAATCAAGTTTGACTGGTAATTATTATCACACTGCTAACCCAATTGGTTTGAGAAGACAGCGTGGAGATAATATCTCTACAACTGGAGCATATACTGAAAATCAAACTGCACACTCTAAGATTCTTGGATGGGCATTTGATGGAACTCCAATTTATGGACCATATGGTTATTCTAATGCGTATTCCTCAGTGTCTTCTATCAAGAAAATTGAGTCAAGTTACGCTGAAAGAACTATCGCCACCAGAAACTTCTTACCCGATGGAACAATTCTTCAATCTGATGAAGTTGGTCCTCCAGTAGATTCTGTTGAATTTATTGTACTGAATTTTGTTTCATTCACTGGTTCAACAGATATCTTTACCAGCTCACAAATCTGTACACAGGTTACAAGTGATACTGATGATACAACTGTTGCTGGTGTAAATGGAATTGTAGATTCTTATGATCCAATCAATAGAAAACTACTCCTCTCTTCAGTAAATGGGACATTCTCCCAGAACATGTGGATAAAGACTCCAACTGCTTGGGCACAAATTGTATCTACACCAATCATCTATAAGATTGGATATTTCACTGCAGATTTCCAATATACTGCTGGAAGTGGTGATCTTGATGAGTATAATGGAAGATTCTGTGTAACTCCAGAATTCCCAGAGGGTAGATATTGCTATTTTGCAACCATCAAGTCATCTACCTACGATTATAGTGTTGGAACACCAGAAGAAAATGCTGCATATCCATATGTAACTGGAACAAAACTTTACCATAAATTCTACCCAGAAAATCAACTTTCTAAGACGGAGTTGCAGCAAAAAATTATTTTTGCACAACCACCAAAAGAATTTGTTGATCCAGTCAATGGACATACCCAAACTGCAAAGTTTGTTGGTAGAATGTTTGGATTCTCGGATGTTGCCAACAATAGAGATTACGCGAAGAAGTATATTGACATTTCTGATCAATTTGATAACTATCAGACAACGTTCAATTTACAATATACTGCACAACAACCAAATTATGCTCCAAGTGATCCATTAGAACCAAATGAAACTGCTTTAGTATTTCTTGATGGCGTAATTCAAATTCCTGGTTCTTCATATACAATAAATGATACTACGAATGAAATTATATTTACTTCTCCTCCAAAGAGAATTGGTAAGATTATCAACATCAGTGATGTTTCAAATATTCTGAATTATTCTGACAATGAAATTATTACTGGTGGAACCAGTAATGCTAGAGGCAAAATTCTTTCTAGAACTCCTCTTGGTTATGAAAACAAAGGTCTTTTGAAAGTAGAAGTTTTGGAAAGAGACTTCCAATCTGGAGAAACAATTACTGGAACAACATCTTCAGCAACATCAACGATCAAACTTCTTGGAACTATTACTCAATCTGATAGATTTCTTGATGCTTCAAACTTGATTGAAATCAATAAGAACTTTATCGCAAACGAAGCGGTAGAGAGAATGCTTGCAAATAATCCAGGATTCAATGTTCCTGGAGGTTCTCAGAATTGTATTGATGATGTTGTTGATGTTCTCGGTGCAGTCATTGATGTTCTTCGTTATGGTGGAAATGCACCAGCTTGGGATGCTGCAAATCTGTACGCAACAGGTGGAGCACTCCAACATCTTGTTGGCGAAGAGGCAGAATCAATTGAAACTTTCAATAATGCAAGAGACATTGCCATTGCAGTAATGCAGAATCAAACTGTAACTGTGCAGGGTTCACATGGTCTTACGCAGTATTTTGATAATACAATTGCTATTGATGGTGCTACTGGAAGTTATGTTGGTTCCTGTGCAAATGTAGAATCTGCAATTGGATCTTCAATTGGTATAATCACATCTGTTATCAATAACCCATCATATCTTTCTACTTTATCAAGAAATCCTGGCAAATCTTATATTGAGAGAAAGGGTCAATCTCAACAGTTCTTTGCGTATTCAAATGGTAAGTATACTGTATTGGATACTCCAGACACATCATCACCAACAACAACCTTTATTATGAGAGCTAATGGAAGTCTGATTATTCCAAATCGTTCTTCTCAAATTATTGTTGTTGTGAATGGTATTATTCAAGAATTTGGACAATCATATGTAATCAATGAGTCCCTTTTGGAATTCTATAATCCAGTTCTTGCGGGAAGTGAACTCCACGTATTCTATTGGTATGGTAAGGATCTTGAGAAAGTTCTTAGGGGATATAATGTTCCTCTATATGATCCATCTTATGTTCAGTATGATGATAATGGAAATGAAGTTTACTATGTGCTTGATGATGGTACACAAACTAATAAGCGTCTCAGATCTCTTCCAAAGGCATATTATCCAATTAGAGAATACTTTAGACCTGATGATAGCATTTTAGTTGATGGTGAGAATGCTGAAAGAGAACTGGTTGATATTACTAATAGAGATATTATTGAATGGGAACACCTTGACACATATAATGATTACTTTATTGATGCTTCAAATGTAGGTGCTTCTCTTTCTTACATTGGAGAACCAAATAAAATCTATTTTGAAGATTACTCAACACAATCAACATCTGGATTTATTTCTGGTACAAAGTTGGTTTATACTAACGAAGGTAACGCAGACATTCCAGGTTTGACAAGTGGTAACACATATTATCTCGGGTATTCATTTAGAGATAGAGGAGTATTCCTTTACGACAATTACTATGATTCTTTGAGTGCTCCACCTGCACAAGCAATTTCTCTTGGAACAAGTACAGGTATCCATAAGTTTAGAATTGATACAGCTATCGTTGGTCTCAAGCAAACTCAATTCAAAACCTCAGATTATAGTGGAATTACCAGAGGTCGTGAGGCATCATTTACTGCGAGAGTCAGGTTTACAATGACTCTTTCTGATTCTACAGCATATCCTGCTGGAACTTTAGTATTCTCTGGCGGAGAATCTGTCGGTACTGTTATTTCCGATCTTGGAAATAATCAAGTTGAATTCCAAATTCTGCCAGACAGAATAATTGCAAATGGTGCAACAGTTAGTACAGATCTTGGCGGTTCAAATAGTGTAACTGTTTCCTCTAAGGAAAATGGCAGAATCCACTCTATTGAATCTCTCACAGGATCATTCCCAACTGGATTAGATTATGATACTGCACCAATTCTTGTAATCAAACCAGCAGAGACAGATACTGGTGTATTTGCCCTTGCTCATGCTGAAATTGACGAGAACAAACAAATTTCTCGCTGTATTGTTGATTATGAAGGTCGTGATTATTTCCAGGTTCCCGATGTTATTGTAACAAGGGCATATAAGGTAATCAATAGTGTTTATCCTCTTGTAACCACCAGAAATCAATATAATTTCTGGAGTACATTTGAATCGCCTATACGGACCCTTGTAATTCTTGATGCAAAAGAATTTACAGTTAGTACCTTCCTCTCTGCTACAACCACTGTAACCAGAGCTGGTCAAGAGGTCACTATCATGACTGAGCATGAACATCAAGATGGTATTGATGAGGATGTATCACGCGAATATGATTATCTACAGGCAAATCCAACTTATCCAAAAGATTCCGCTCTTGCTGAACCAAATATCATCTCTGTTGGAAGAATTCGTGCATATCCAACATTCCAAGCACTTGAAACAAATAAATTCAACGTGGAATCAACAATGTCTATTGGTGATTTGACTAAGGCATACTCAGATTTGAGAATTGAACAGGTTGCAGAAAGACACTTCTCATCCTTGTACTCTAAGTACAACCCAAATAATATATCATCAACAATTCGATTCAACATTACTCCAGTATCAACTACTAAGGAGTTTGGTGGCATTCTTGCTGCTGCAGCAAATCCTGGAGATACTTCACTATCTCTTCAGGGAGTTCATGGTTTCAACTATATGATTGTTGAAGGTAATACGTTCTGGTTGAGACCAGATATGGAAATATATGAAGAGAGATCTCTAATTGTAAAAGGATACGTTGATAGAATCATTGACACTGATACATTTATTCTAAGATTGAATCCAGGTCAAAATCTCCTTTCTGGAACTCCTATAAGTAATGTAGCGAACACTGTCAAGGTTTCTATTGCATCTCAAGTATATGGTCTTGTTGAATTTGGCAATGAAACAATTGGTTATGAAGAAATTGATTGGAGTGGTAATAGAATCATTCTTTCTGGTTCATGTGCATTTGCACACGCACAAGGAGATTATCTAAGAACCACCAGACCAACTCGCCTGGACATCTAATGCTCCAGGAATAAATATAAATAATCTAAGCAAAAACCCTACATTTTTAGCGATGTCTAGCAGTCTAATTACTGAGCAGTTTAGAATTCATAACGCAGAGAAATTTTTACAAGCGTTTGACACCACGAACAGTGGCACCAACTCTAATAACATCTACTTCTTCATTGGAAGGCATCAATCGTGGTATTCTGCGTATGATGCAAACAGCAACTATGGAACTAGTGCTTCACCAACTCTGAGTGAAGGCAATGTTCCACCTCCTTATGATAATACAGATTTCTATAATGAAATCCATGACGATATTCTATCGCTGAAGAAAGTAGGGTTTTCAAACGTTAGAAAGGTTGTCAGAAGATATAACTGGGTACAAGGTAAAAAGTTTACCATGTATCGTCCAAACTATAACCAGTCGAACCAAACCGCTTCTGGTACGTCAAACCTTATGGACTCTGAGTTCTATGTAATGAACCCAGATACCTATGAGGTATTCAAGGTTTTGAATAATGGCGTAACTCCTGCAAACCCAACTGGTTCAGTTACAGGTACTACAGCACCTACTGCTGCAGCGGCAAACGCAGATCAAATTGTAACCCTGTCTGATGGGTATCAATATCAGTATCTTTACAAACTGGAAACTAACGACGTTCTGTTCTTTACCTCAACAGACTTTATTCCCGTCAAAGAAACTACTTATGGTAGTTCAGTTGTAGACGGTGCTCTTGATGTTTCACTTCTCAAGAGTTCTGGTTCAGGTCTTCCTGCCTCTACAGACCTTTATTTCAGAGTCAAAGGTGATGGTGATGACGCAACTAACGGATTTGCTGTACTGAAACTGACCACAAACGCTAGTGGTGAGGTAACTGCATCTGAAATTACAACTAGAGGTAGAAACTACACTTTCGCAACTGTAGATCTTGCTCCAGGCGCTACGTACTACACTTCTGTTGCCAATCTGAGAGCGGGTACTCCTTCATCAACACTACCAAGCAGTGGTTACACAGCACCAAGCATTGAGATTGTAATTCCTCCACAAAATGGACATGGTTCAAATGTCTCAAAAGAACTGGGTGCAAAGAGAGTTATGCTCAACACCAGATTGATCTATGGTAACAGATCAACTGCTGCTGACAAAACAACTGACTTCTACGTTGACCAAGACTTTAGAAGAATCGGTGTTCTGAAAGATCCCCAAGATGCTACTGGATCTGCTGCACTGACATCAGATACTGCTAGTGGTACATTTGCTGCAATTATTGATACTTCAACTGGTACAGGAATTTTTGCAAAAGATGAAGTCATCACACAGGCATATACTGTAACTAGAGGAACTGATACGATCAACGTTGTAGCGAAGGGTAGAGTTGTTGATTACTATGAGTACAATTCTTCAGGAAACCTTGCAATTCTGAGATATACTCAATCACCAAATGATCCCGAACTGAGAGATGCTGATGGTTCACTTCATCCATTCTATACTGCAGCAACTGGTGGTGGTACTGTAAATAATATCGCAGGAACTGGTTCTAGCGCAGATCGCCCAATCAACAGATCTAGTCAGGGAACAATTCAACAGCAAGGTACATTTGTAAATGGTCTTTGTGAACCTGAATTTTCCAAGTATTCTGGAGACATTATTTACGTTGAAAACAGAAGAGTTATCACCAGAGCAGCTGACCAAATCGAAGACGTAAAACTTGTAATCGAGTTCTGATTATTATATTCCCCCCCGTTATCTGGAAGAATAGACAATGCCACAGAGTACGAATCTAAATGTAACTCCTTACTACGACGATTTTGATTCTAATAAGGATTTTTACAGAGTTCTTTTTAGACCAGGATATTCAATTCAATCAAGAGAACTGACGACATTACAGTCAGTTCTTCAAAATCAAGTTGAAAGTGTTGGAAAATACCTCATGAAAGAGGGATCCATGGTGGTCCCTGGAGAGGTATCTTTCAACAATAGCTATGCATATGTAAAAATTTCTAGTTTTTCTCAGGGTTTCACCCTCTCACAATTTTTGGGTGCTACTCTGACTGGCGAAACTACTGGTGTTGTAGCGAAAGTATTGAATGCTACTGAGGAAACCTCAGCAGATTCTGCAACATTTTTTGTAAGATATGAAAGCAGTGGTACTGCTACAACAAATAGAAGATTCCAAGAAGGTGAAATTCTTTCTTCTGATATTGTTGGTTCTCCAACTGCCGTCGTAGGAATTACAGGTTCTGCAAGACCAACTGTTTATAAACCATTTGGTTCTGCCACCACTCTGGAACTGACACAGAATACCGCAACGGGGAATGGTTCTGCTGTCTTTATTCAAGAAGGTATTTATTACGTCAATGGGCATTTTGTACGTAATGCTGCTCAAACACTTATTGTTGATAAGTATTCAACTACTCCAACTTGTAGAGTTGGTTTCCTCGTACAGGAAGAGCTTATTACTCCAGATGAAGATAATTCTCTGAATGATAACGCTGCTGGTTTCAGCAACTATGCTGCTCCTGGTGCTCATCGTCTCAAGATTACACTCACTCTGGCATCTAGATTGATTGATGCTGCTGTTGAGAACAACTTCATTGAACTTCTCAGAATTAGAGATGGAATCATTGAGAGAAAGGTAGAGAAGAAATCATGGTCTGATATTGAAGAGATTCTTGCAAGAAGAACTTATGATGAGTCTGGAGACTACATTGTAAGAAATTATGGTTTAGAAATCAAAAACCATGATGATGATGGAGAAAACAATGGAGTTTATCCTCTAGGTAATGACGGCACATATAATGGTCTTTCTTTCGATGATTCAAAAGATTCCATTGTTGCAGCAATTTCTCCAGGTAAGGCATATGTTCGTGGATATGAAATTGAAAGCACTGGTACAAAATTCAAAACTTTTGATAGAGCAAGAGATACTTTAACTAGAGAAAGAGCAAGTATCTCTGTTCCTCAAGGTGCATTCTTGAATGTTCAGAATGTTTTTGGTTCAATTGATCTTGATAACATTGTTTCTGGATCTGTTAGCACAGAAGCACTATCGCAACTCAAGTTTTATGGAAGATTTACAGACTCTTACTTAGGTCTTAGTAGTGGTGGTAGAGGTTCTGCTCCATTGCGTTATTATCTTGTTCAAATTGAGAATTTAGACGCACAAGCAACTTTTGATTGGACAGATTCTTTGATTGGTGGTATGGCGACCAGCAATCAGCAACCTTCAGATAAAACTGGGAACATTGTTGAAGGATCTATTCTTAGAGGAGCAGATGCTCCTGCAGGAACCGCACAAAATGGCATTACATCAGGATCTAATGCTCGCCGTGTTTATACCATGCTAGTTTCCCTGACTGCGGGAGATTTTATTCAAACTGGTACTACTGTACAAGACGTAAATACATCAAATGTTTCTAGTGGAACTGATAGAGCAATTGTAAGACGTGTAGATGAACTTTCTTCTACTCCTATTGGTTGCGCCCATGCAAAATATTTGTCATCGGTTTCTACTACTACAGACAGTAATGGTCTGATTTCTGGTAAAGATAATCGCGATTCAATCTTTAGACTTGGCATTTTTGATACTACAACATTCACATCTTTGAAAGTACATAGTAATGTAACTGTTGGTGCTTATGCCAGTGGTGTAAAAACTTATGGTGCAAAGATTACAGGTTCATCTTCTGGTGCAACAGGTATTGTTGAAGCATCTTTTAGTGCAGAGGGTTGGGATGAAATTATCCTTTCAAATGTTATTGGAACCTTCAAAGATGGTGAATTGATCGTCACAGATCCAGATTATGGCAATGAGGGCAGAAGAGCACAGGCAAGAATCATCAAAAACGGCACTATCAAATCAATCAAAGTTCTTGATGGCGGATCTGGTTATTCTCAAATTGCCAATCCAACTGCAACAACAGAATTGAAAATTGGTCCTAATCTGAATAGCTTAGAGTCTGTAAGATTAGATAGAGCAGTTGGTGGTCAATTATTTCCATATAAGTTAGATGTCAACTCAATTGGTGGACTGATGACTGTTGAACTTGATGATGGAGAATCAAGTGGGGACATTTTCCCAAATAAATGGCACTTCAAATCAGATAATGCAACTGTTTACAGTGGTGTTCCTGTAGCGACAATTACAATGACTACAGGTACTGCAGCATTGCTCGAAGTTGATCTTTGGGGTGACACTGTAAGAACTTATACCATGAAGGACATCAAGTCTATCTCTGGTGGTGCTGCTAACAGCAAGTTCTCTGCAGATACAATTCTTGATGACGAAAACTTCTATAATGCAATCGAAATTGCACAGGTAAACGGAAAGGCATCAAATACTTATTTTGAAATTACCAGTTTGACTGCTGATCCTAGAAAAAACCTGAGGTCTAATGATCTGATCAAAGTTGTATCTGACGCTGGAGTTGAGAGAAGATATAGCGTAAAGTATGTTCAGAGAAGAGGAACATTACTTACAAATACCTCTAGAGTATATGTTTATGGTTCTATTGTTGATGATGTAACAAATGCACAACTCTTCAAGATTGAAGCAAGAGTTGGTGGAGCAGATAAAAATACTTTGGTTCTAAAAACTCCAGATTCTGTAGTAAAAACAACTGCAAAAGATAAGACTGAGACTGGATTCAACTTCAAGACGCTCAAGCAATTTATTTCTACTATCGGTAGTGGGTCACTTACATTCACTCTGAGTGGTGAGAATAGAGACTTTGATGGTTTCTCAAATAGATACACTGCAGTTGTCGCTGATGCTGGAACTAGTAGTGGATTATCAGTTGGTGACATTATTGATTTGTCACTCTACGAAAATCAAAGAACTCTTGCTACAGGAGGAACAAACGGTCAGATCGTATTCAGTGGTCTCCCTTCGACATTCAATGGTGCCGTTATCAAACTGACTGCTCCTATTTTTATCAGAAACGCTAGACCAAGAACTAAGATTCTCAAAAATGCCCAGTTAGCAGTTTCTACTTACAACAAGAAAGAAATTATCAATCTTGGTAAAGTTGATGGATTCAAACTAAATGCAGTTTATATGTCTGCTGATCCAGATGCTTCTGCTCTTGTAACCGACATTGATATCAAAGAGCGTTTCATCTTTGATAATGGTCAAAGAGACAATGTTTACGACATTGCAAGATTGATCCGTAAAAAAGGTTCAGAGGAACCAAGTGGTCAACTTCTGGTTGACTTCACATATTTTGATCACAGTTCTAATGATGGAGAATTTTTCTCCGTTGATTCTTATCTGAATGCAAACAATATTACTCTTCTTTATGATGATATTCCCGTATTCTATTCAGAAAAGAGTGGTGCAATTCAACTTAGAGATGCAATTGACTTCAGACCCTCTGCTGATATAGGTGCTGGAACATCAACTATAGGATATGTTGCTGGTGCTGAAGATAAGGGAGAACTTGGGGCACTTAGATTTACAACGGTAGATACATTTGTTCCTGTTCCAGGTGATTCATTTGAACTCACATATGACTTCTATCTTCCAAGAAAGGATAGTGTCTATTTGACAAGAAGAGGTGTATTTGAAGTAGTTCAAGGCGTACCTTCTATTCTCCCAGAATATCCACAAGCACTTGAAGAGTCTATCAGACTCTTTGATCTTGATGTACCTGCATATACATTTGATCCATCAGAGGTATCGATCAAGGTATATAATTACAAGCGATATACCATGAAGGATATTCGCAAACTTGAAGATCGTATTGAGAGAATGGAGTATTACACCACTCTCAGTCTTCTTGAGCAAGACACACTCAATACTTCAATCAAAGATGCAGTAACAGGTCTTGATAGATTCAAGAGTGGTATTGTTGTAGATAATTTCTCTGGACATAATGTTGGAGACACTTTCTCTACTGAATATAAGTGTGCTATTGACATGCAGTCTCAGCAACTGAGACCACAGCATTTTACAAATCAAGTATCTCTTAGAGAGCAGGTAACTGATGATGCATCAAGATCTGCTAAGGGTTACAAAAAGGCAGGAAGTTTGATTACTCTTGATTATACTGAGCAAGAGTTTATCAAGAATCCATTTGCTACTGAAACTATCAACCTGAACCCATTCTTGGTGTTCCAGTATAAAGGATCTCTTACTCTTGATCCTCCTTTTGATGAGTGGAAGGATACTGAGAGAAGACCTAACTTGGTTGTCAACGACAACAATCTCTTTGACACCATTCAGAATATGGCAGACGAGAACGGTGTTCTTGGTACTGTTTGGAATGAATGGCAGACTTCTTGGAGTGGTCAGCAAGAACTTGCTAGAGATACATCTTCAACTGGCAACTTGATGCCATGGATGAGAGATTTCCAAAGAAATCTTCCACAGAATCTGAGGATTAGAAATCCAAATGGTTCTGGTAGAACTAGAGACCTTCTAGTTGCTGGTGTAACTGTCAACACTACTACTAGTGTAATGGGCAGAACAAGAACCAGAACTAGACAGGGAACACAAAATCGTCTTGCTGGATCTAATGTAGTTCAGCAAAGTTTTGGTGATAGAGTAGTTGGAATGGCATTCCAACCAAATATGAGAGCAAGAGTAGTAAGATTTACTTCTACAGCACTCAAACCAAATACTCGCCTCTACGCATTCTTTGAGGGTATTGATGTTAGTGCATGGGTTTGCCCAGATAACAACTACACTGGAGAGGCACTAAACTCTCCTAAAGGATTTGGTCAACCAATCATTACTGATGATAATGGTAATGTTAGTGGTGTCTTTATCATTCCCAATGGCGCAGCTCCTCTTAGAGAATTTACCACTAATGTTACTAATGAACTCGCTACTAGAGGAATTTCTGATGATGAATTGGATCGTAGAAGAGTTTCTACAAGTTCTTCCGATTCATCATACAATTTCCAAAGGTTTACTGGAAATCTGGATGATATCATTTATGACACTTCTAGTTCTACAAGAACATTCAGAGTTGGTGAAAGAACGTTCAGACTTACTTCCAGTTCTGTAAACAGTGAAAGAGAAGTTGATGTAGATACCTTCTCAGAAGCAGAATACTTTGCAATGGGTCTCATGGAGACTGTGCAGGAAACTATCGTTTCTACGAGAGTTCCTACCATTACTCAAAGATCTGTTTCTGAGCAAGACCAGACTCAGTTTGTTGATGGTGTTAGAACTAATCAAGAAGCAAATACAAACTACTTTGACCCTGTTGCTCAGACTTTCATGGTTGAAGGATATCAAGATGGTATGTTCCTCTCAAGTCTGGAAGTCTTCTTCCAATCAAAGAGTGAAAATGTACCAACTAGATGCTATCTGACTGAAACTCTTCTTGGAACTCCAGGCAAGAAAACAATTCCATTCTCTGAAGTTACTGTCAATCCAACAACTAAGTTGAAGATTGTAAGTGATAGTGCAGTTTCCTTCGTTGCTGGAGAAACTGTTATTGGACTGACCTCTGGTGCAAATGGAACTGTCAAAACTAATTTAGAGATTACAGGAACAACTACTACAGTAAACTTCAGCAATACAACATATACTCTTGAGTTGAGTAATCATAATGGAATTGACTTCCAACCAGGAGAAGTTCTTTCAATTCAAAGATTCCCAGAACCAACTTCTATTGTCAATATTGCAAGAGATTCTTTCCAGGTAGCATCTATTGAGATGGTAAACACTGGAGAAACTTATACTACAGCATCAGTTACAATTGGATCTCCACAACAAGTTGGTGGTGTACAAGCAACTGCATATGCAAAAATTGATGCAAGACTCCAAAGAATTGTTGAGATTGTAGTTACTAATCCAGGATCTGGTTACACTTCAGAACCTTCAGTTTCAATCGAGGGTGATGGTGCTGGAGCAACAGCGATTTCCAGAATTAGAGGAGAATCTCATGCAGTTGAGATGGGAGTAGGTACTTCAGATGATGCAAGTGTTGGAACCAAGTTCAAGTTCCCATCACCAATTTATCTTGAAAATAATACTGAATATGCATTCGTTGTTGTTTCAAATAGCATCGATTACAACATGTATATCTCTCGCCTTGGTGAGAATGAAATTGGGACAACACAGAGAGTTTCTACTCAACCATATCTTGGATCTCTGTTCAAGTCTCAGAACTCTACTCTTTGGACTGCTGATCAGTTTGAAGATGTCAAGTTTACTCTGAATCGTGCTAAGTTCTCCACAACATCTACAGCATCTGTCGAACTTGTAAATGATAAGATGCCATTCATCAGAATGGGTCCTGCGCCATTTGAAACCAATAAACTCTCTTATAGAGGTGGCAACTCGATCGGGGAAAGTATTTACAGCAGTGCATCTGCACCTTCTGCTTATGCTGACAACCTCTTTGGTTCTAATCCAAGAGTTGTAAGAGTATCTCACAAGAACCATGGAATGTCAGAGGGCGATTACGTGATTCTCAAGGGAGTTCAGGGTGTTGGTACAGGAGATGCTCTTATGAATGGAATCGCCATTTCTAAGATGAACTCTATCCATCAAATTTTGAATGTTGGTATAGATTCATATGATGTTCTGATTTCAAAAGATCCTAACTCTCAGAATGATCAGGCAACTGAAAGTGGTAGGGGCGGTGGAGTATTTGCATATGCAACTGAAAACCAGCAGTTCCAGACTTTACAACCTCAAGTCTCTCTTCTTCAATTCCCAAGTTGTAATGTTTCGCACACCATCGATGCCTTGAAAGCAGACTCTGTTGATTATGACAATCCAAATGCATTCTCAACTGAAACAATTTCTGTTGTTCCTGGTAGGAATACTTATCTGACTGATAACTATGCAGTTCTTTCTGAAATCAATGAAATCTATAGAAATGATGGTAGAAAGTCTCTGAAGTACAACATAACCATGTCAACCACAAATGATGCGGTTTCTCCTGTGCTTGATCTTGATCGTGTAAGTCTCTTTACAGTTTCTAATAGAATTGATAAACCAATGCCAGATCAAGCAAGATTTGGATATAAGGTTTATCGCTTATATCCTTTTGATAATACCCCTTCACTTGGCGGTACTGCAGAAATTGGTGGTATTGGAATTGGTTCTGTAATCCAGAACGTTTATAAGGTAGATCCAAATGGAGTTAGAAACTTTGTGACAGGATCTATTGAATCAGCTTCAACAGGTATAATTCAAGCAGAGGTTGTTGGTATAAACCAAGAGGAAAAATATATTGATATCAGATATCTGAAGATTCCTACTACTAATGTAAATAGTGCTTCTGGTGAACTCATTCTTCAGCAAGGAATGAGATTTGCTCCACCACAAACAACTGCATCTCTGACCCCATATGTATTCCAGGTTGTTGGAGCATCTACAGACTATTATCTCCAAACAGATCCTATTGATCGTGGAGGATTCCTCTATAGAACTGAAGAAGAAGGTGAAATGGGATCACATAGTGCTAAGTATCAGACTAAGACAGTAAATCTGGAAAACCCTGCTACTAATATTGATGTTCGTTTGACAGCAAATCTATTTGCTAACAAAGACATTCAAGTAATGTATCGAATCAGACCTACTTCATCTGATAAGATTATCAGTTCACAACCATGGAGATACTTCAATCCTAAGTTTACTGAGAAATCTTCTATTAGATCGATTGAAATTACAAATGGTGGAGCAGGATATACAACTGCACCAGCAGTAACTCTTGAACCAGCAAATGGTGCTGAAGTTACTCCTGTGATTGATACTAATACAAATACTCTCACTAACATTTTGGTTACCAAGAGAGGATCTGGATTCCTGTCTGCTCCTAGAGTTATAATTGATTCAAATACAGGTGGAACAGGAAATGCTTTGACTGGAAACCAAACATTGACCAGCGGTGGTGCGGGTTATGTTCAGGGTTCTTATTCTAGTGTAGCAGCTATCTATGATCCAAATTCACCCACAAATCTTCCATCTGCTGGTTCTGGAGCAACCTTTGATATCACTGTAGATGCAAATGGTAATGTTTCTTCAGTAGTTCTGAATTCTCCAGGTGTTGGGTATAAAGTTGGAGAATATCTAACATTTGATCCTACTTTTGATGGTGCTGGTGGTGGATCGGGAGTTCAGGTCACAGTCAATAATGTTACTGCTGCTGGTGCTCCAACTGAACTTGCTGTTGCAGAAGCGTTCATCTTCCCAGTTGACTTCGATGAGGAGACAAGTGGTTTAGCAGATAATGCAGATGATATTGAAGTTGATGATTCAGACATCCTTGATCCATCACAAGAATTTGCTGATTCCTTCAAGGAATATAAGTTCACAGTTGAAGATCTTCCAGAGTTCTCTGAGTTCTCTGTCAAAATTATCATGAGACTGAATGATGAGAAGGGACCAGCATATGTTCCAAAAATTGAAGATCTAAGATGTATCGCTAGCGCATAATATGAAAGAAGCACGTATTGAAGGTCATTCTGACCTCCGCAAGAACATGGAAACGGGAGCTGTAGTCAATACCGACAGGACTGCATATGAAAGATATATGCAGTCCAAAAAACAGCATCATAAATTGAACACAACGGTTGAAGATATAAATAATCTCAAGCAAGAAATATCTGAAATAAAAACCCTACTCAAGGAATTGCTAAAGAAGAATGTCTAATAAAGTCCTGCTCAAAAGAACATCCCCTTCTGCATCTCTAGAGCAGATCGCGACTGATGTTTCTTCCTCCGTAACTATTGATTCATATAAGATTCTAAAAAGTCTAGACATAATCATCTTTGACGGCGATGATCAAGAAAGACTTTATAATGAAATTTCTGCCTTAGAGTTGGGCAATGTTTCTAAAGATCATAGTAACTTTGAGTTCCATGCAACCAGAAGCACTTATGTTCCAGGAACAACTTCTGGTAATAGATATTGGCATCTTGATGCAATTTCAAGATTAGATTATGACGATTCCAATCCAAACATTGGATCATTCTCTACTAGAAGTGATGGTGAAGATGTAGATATCTATGTTATTGACTCAGGTGTTCAAGGTGCTAGCAGACCAACAGGATCTGGTGCAGGGCTTCATCCAGAATTTTTTCATCCAGATTATACCGATTTAAATAATACAACTCATCAAGGATATTATAGAGTATACGAACTTCCAACATCTCTATATGATCCAGGGACTACAAACGGAAATGAACCACAAACAGTAGGTGGTTCTGTAACTAAAGGGCATGGAACATACTGCGCCATGATGGCAGCAGGTAGATATTCTGGTGTAGCAAATAAAGCCAAGATCTATGCTCTTAGAGTTTCAAATGATGCTGGTGATATTACAAACTCCAAGATGTTGGAGGCATTTGATGCTATCTATCGTCACAATGACCCCAACGATTCGGCGTTCAAAGGTAATACTCTTGATGGTGGCACAAGACCAAGGTCTGCTGTTGTCAATGTAAGTATTGGTTTGAATTCCCCTACTCCTGAATTTCCTTTCATGGGGAGAAATGAAAACTATGTTCCACAAACATATAATCTCAATGTAGGTAACAATGGTGCCAGTGACTATACATTTACTGGTACTGATGCAACCACAACTCATACCAATGCAAATGATCCGACTCTGACTGTTACCAAAGGTGACATTCTTGTTATGAACATGAATGCATCTGGACACCCATTCTTGGTCAATGATGCTAATGGTTCATTTGCTGGTGCTACAACAACTAGTGGAGATAATCAAACTGGTGAAGTTACTATTGACACTTCACAAATCTCTGGTAATAGCGGTACTCTGACATACGTTTGCCAGTTTCATAGTGGAATGACTGGTTCGATTGTAGTTCAAGAAGCTAACTTGGCAAGCTCGAACTGGGATGAAATGTATAGTGATGCTGAGGCAAGAATTTCATCTTTATCAAGAGTCACTCTCTGTAGATCTGCTGGTAACGGCATGACTTGGACGGACTCAGAGGATAATCCTCAAGATTATGGTCCAAAAAATACAAAAATTACTTATGGTGCAAGGGATGCTGGATACCAATCATTCCTTGATCCAGAAATCAGTATTACAAATAAATCAAACGAAACATTCGGCGCAACAGATAAATTTACTGTTGGTGCTACCCGTATTGCTAGCAACCGCCAAACGTTTGCATCATTTACAAACTACGGTGAAGCAGTCACTTGCTATGCTCCAGGTCAAGGCATTTATTGTCCAAGTTATGATTGGACAACTAATACTCCTACTAGTGGAACAGATTATTCAGGATCTTCTCATGCAACAATCAGTGGAACGTCGTTCTCCACTCCGTTGCTTGCAGGTATGATTGCAGTTTGGAGAGATATTTATGATGGAGCAACTGGAGCAACTGGTCAGGAAAGAGTTGAAGAAAATGCAGAGAAGAAACTGAGATTTGTTGACATTACTGCATCTACTCCAACTCAAGTTGGATTCCAGAATACAGTTCGTACTAGTGCAGGTGCGGCAACCACTTATTTCATGACAACTAATGCCAATGATACTGCCAAGAGATATCCTCTTAGCACTACAAATGGCAGTACTGATGTTGTACTTTCGCTTCATGATGCAGTATATACTGCACTGAATCCTCAGCAAGGTGATATTTTTGAATTTGAATTCCCAAGAGTTGAAGATGATATTTCTACATACAATTCAGGAACTCTTCTTTCAAGTGAAAGAAAGAAAGATACTTTCAACCTGGGAGAAGTTGTAAAATATGAAGTTACAGTTGCTAATGGAGTATTTGAATTTGCCAGAATTCAGAATGGTGTTGCAGGAACAGCGTCAGCTCAACCAGTAATTGCTCTTGAGCAAGGTGTAGTTTACAGATTCCTTCAGACAGATGCTAGTAACCTAACTCACCCACTAAACATCTCACCAACTTCAGATGGAACTCATAACAGTGGGCAGGATTTCTATGCCTATATGATTGATCTTGATCTGAATCCAAAGCATTGTATGCGTTTTGTTGTTGCTGGTCAAGGCGAAGTTGATAGAGCAACTTATGTTGGTGCTGTAGGTGGTGGTGTTGAATGCTTTATTGAATTTATTGATCCTAGAGGAGATACTCACCCAGATGTTACTAACACATCAGCATCTTATTATTACTATTGTGATAATCACCCATCGATGGGTGCAGAGTTGACAAGTGTTTCAACTATTACTGAAGCAACAATTGGTGGCATTTCTCTGGCAGATTTCTGCTCTAAGTGGAGAACTGTAACCTCAATTGATTCAGTAAATAAAACTATTACATTCACCGCAGATACTGCTGCAACTGGCACCGAACAAGGTGGTGGTGGTATCTTCAACAAGGCAGATTCTGATATATTCGTTGATGGTCGTCCAAGATGGCCAATGAGATTTACAAAGATTGAAGGAACTTTCTTTGAGAATGATGCTGTCTATAATTGGATCAATAACTATTCAAACGTTGTTAGATCTGGAACCAGCCCAGATGGTAATGCATATGCTGCAGGTGAACTTTGGGCACAATTAGAGTCTGAGGAATATAGTGGTGGAGTACAGATCAAGAATTTCCCTGTACCAAAATCTAGAGTTCCAAAAGAATATATTGATAGAGACACATCAATAATTGGTCCAGATGGATTAGAGGAGTCTTCTGTATTACGTCTTTCTGGCGGTCGTTGGGGGTCAGCACCACGCGCTGGTGGCAGAACTGAAGGAGTTGCAAATTTCCCAGATCTAACTGGAGTTTACAGACAGTATGATCCAGTTGCTACAGGCACTACATCAGTTACATACGATGGTGGTCAAGGTGTCTTCTTCCCATTTATTGATCTCAACGCAGCATATTCAATTACCCCAGCATTATCTGGTGTTGGTTATGCTAATGGATCTAGTGTAAATTCTACAATCTCCACAGTAATTACAACATTTGCTGGTGAAGATCCAGAACCCTTTATGACAAAGGAGTATGAACTGGACAGTGGTGCTTCTTCAGCATTTACATTATCTGGTAGTGTATATACGATCGATGGATCAGGTTTATCTTTCGATGCTTCAACAGGTATTCTCTCAGGAACAACTATTTCTTCACCGAGTGATACTACATATACGATTAGAGTAAGAGAGAAAGTTTCTCAAGGAACTGCTGATTTCTCTTGGACCAACTCTGGTACAAACAATGCAACTATTACAATCGATGTTCAACCATCTAATGCAACTGGAGATGGATCATATCCAGTAGATAGTGGAACTGCTACTTTTGCTGTTACAGCATCTGCTTCTGATGCAGGATCTTTGAGTTATGGTTGGCAGTATGCTACAACTCAAGCAGCAGTCAATAATGGACAGTGGAATGATGCAGCAGTTCTTGCTAATGTCAGTGGTGTCAATACAGCAACTTTGACTGTTCCTGATAGTACTGACATAAGTGGTTACTTCTTCTCATGCGTAGTATCTGCAGATTCGGGAAATGCTGCGGATGTTAGAACTCTAGCAAGAACCTTCACTGCTACAGTAACACTTACTCATAATACTTATTGGGATAATGCTTCTCTGACAAATATTTTTGCTGGAGCAAATACAGGTAGAGTAGAAATTGAAGCGACTTTCAGTGATGGATCTACCCCAATAATTTCTCTTGGTTATGATCCTGGGGCAACGCCAGCAAATCCTTCGTATCTTCCTGGTAGTCCATATGGAATCGAAGCACTTCAAGGACAAACTGGATCTAATGGACATCAACTCTACAGTGTAAGAGTTGGTGAAGCATCAATTGATGGATTCAATCCTAGTGATGATGGTGCTCAATTAGTTGTTCTTATTGATCATCCACAACTGCTTGTTTCACAAACTCAAGGAGGAACAAGTGGAGTAGTTAGTGTTGATCCAGTCTATAGTGTCGGCACAGATATTCCTGCTACAGGTAGTGTCAATCAAAGCACGCCATATACTTTTACAGTAACTTATACAAATCTTTCAACACCCGCAGTTCCAAATGGAGTAATTCTCTGGGAATATGATGATGGAAATGGTTATACGTATATTGATGGAACTGAGCCCTGGTATACATCTGGACTTGGAACAGGAACACTTGAAATTTTACCACCATTATCTTTGAATGGTTATTCATTTAGATCACGTATCTATTACGACTTTACCACAACTGGAGGGACTTCTGATGCTGACTCAACTTCTTTCTACAGTTCAGTTACATCCACTGCACAAGTTCTAACGGTACTTCAAACTCAGGTTGGATCGGCAATCAATATCATTAGACCAAATGGAGTAAGTGCTGATGATAGTTTGTCATTGACAAGCAGCAACTTCTCTGCTTCAGAGTATTTGATGACGATTGTTTCTGATCAACTTCCAGATCCAGCAACTCATGGTCCACATCCAAACGGCGCTAATCCAAATACTACTTCAGCACAAACTCTAAATCATACAATTTTTTATAGAGGTGGTACAAACTCACCATCATTGACACCATGGACTCTTGGTGCTCTTGGTATCGCATCTAATGGTGTTGTTTTATTCAACCCATCTGCTGGTCCTGGTGCTCTCCCAGGAAGTCAAGACAATCCACCACCAGGATTTGAGTATAATGCTGTTCACAATGAATTTTATTATGGTGTAGACAGTGCTGGTGGACATCCAGAACAAAATGGTGAATATCATTATCACAGCGGTACATTCTTATTCAGTGGCGACTGGATTGCAGTAGCACAAGGAAATTCATATTATCAAACAACAAATTATAACGGAGATAGCTTCCGCCATCCTGATGGTCACTCTAAGATCATTGGTTGGGCATTTGATGGTCACCCAATTTATGGTCCATGGGGTTATACAAACGCCAATGATAATACGTCATCTCCTACGAGAATGACTTCATCATTTAGTCAACTCAATACTGATACCCATAGACCTGTAGGTTTCAAATATACCGATACTATTACTGTTAGTGGTCAGTCAGTAACTCTGACTGCAGGTTCATTCCTGCAAGACTTTACTTATTCTCCAGGATCTGGAACACTTGACAGTTCAAACGGACGTTATGGTGTAACTCCAGAATATCCAAATGGAACATATGCATACTTTATTACTGTTGACTCAAGTAATGTTCCTGTATATCCATACATCTTTGGTACATCACTGAGACAAGCATATTATCAACCAGGATCTGCATTTGTACCATCTGATCCAGGTGGAAATAACCCTAATGGTCCAACAAATGGTGGTTTTAATGTAAATGACATTTGGGTAGATGGTATGACCGTCCTTGCAAAAGGTGGTGGAAGTAACCCAAGAGAAATTACTGTTGATGATACAGCACCAGGAACTGCACCACACACATATCAGTGGCAGAAGAGTTCTGATAATGGAGCAACTTGGACAAACATTGCTGCATCTGAAATTGGATTCTCTGGTGAAACCAACACAACTCTGACGATCAAAGACGATACTTCTGCAATTAATAATCTTCTGATTAGATTAGAGATTACTGATTCTGGATCAGCAACCACATATTCCAACGCAATGCCTTTGCAGTATGTTGGATCTTTCCTGACCATTTCGTCACAACCAGCAGATGTTTCAATCATCTCAGGTCAGACTGCAACATTCTCAGTAACGGCAGCAAGCACTGATGATGTTCCTCTGGAATATCAGTGGGAAGAGTCATCTGACAATGGTTCTACATGGACCACAATGACTGGAGAAACAAATGCAACTCTCTCATTGAGTGGCATTCAAACTCCAGCAGGAAACACTGGATATCAATACAGAGTACAGGTTTCATCGACTTCAGCAGTCAATACTCCTTTGACATCTGATGTTGCAATTCTGACTGTAACTCAGGGTTCGATTACAGTTGATACTCAACTCACAAATCAGACTGTAAACGAAGGTACAGATGCAACATTTACTGTTGCCATGTCCACAAATAGTGGTCTCCCAATCACATATCTATGGGAAAGATCTGATGATCAAGGATCTACTTGGACGACAGTTGCAGGGGAAACTTCAAGCTCTCTGACGGTTTCAGGTACAACATACGCAGATGATAATGATGATTATTATCGCGTAACTGGATCGATTCCTGGTCTTGGATCAGTTGTTGCTAATGCAGTCATCTTGACTGTTCAAAGAACTTTCACCATTGATACTCAACCAACTGATCAAACAGTTTATGATACTCAGAACGTTACATTTAGTGTAGCGACTACAGTATCAAGCGGAACTGCAACTTATCAATGGCAGGAGTCTACAGATTCTGGTTCTACTTGGACACCTATTACTGGTGCTGTCAATAACTCGTATACTATTTCTAATGTAGCTACTTCAGCAAGTGGAAATCAATATAGAGTTGTCGTAAGTCTTGTAGGTTCTGCAGGAGATATTACATCTAACGCAGCAACTCTGACTGTCAATGTCAGACCTACACTTGCAATTGTTTCTCAACCACAAGATCAAACAAGATATCAACCTGATGCGGCCAATTTCACGGTAACTGCTAATGCATCTGATGCATCAGTAGTTACATATCAGTGGGAAAAGTCAGATGATAATGGCAATACATGGACGCCACTTGTTGGAGAAACAACTAATTCATACACAACTCCAGCAACAGTAACTGCGAATGACAATGGTGATCAATATAGAGTCATCATTAGTCACCCTGCTGCAACTAATTCACCAATAACATCTGATGTTGCGACTCTGACAGTATTGACTCCAGTCATTACTTTTACACAACAACCCCAGAGCGTTTCTACTACTGCTGGTGTTCCAGTTACGTTTGTTGCAAATGCATCTGTTACCAGCAGCAGAACGATCAATTATCTTTGGCAGGTAAGTTCTGATCAAGGTGCTACTTGGACAGATATTCCTGCATCAATTTCAAATAATTTATCAGTTACTGGAGACTCTACAAACAATGGTTATTATTATCGTCTAAGTGCTCAGTCTGAAGGTGCTGCAGTTGCATATTCAAACTCAGCAATCCTGACACTTCAGTTTATTGCAAATCCTACTATCAACCCTGCAGGATTTGTAGATGCCATAACCACCAAAACTTTTGTAAGACAACCTAGAATTCAATCTAGCCTCTTCATCAGTTATCTTGGTAATGGTCACGAATATTCATTCTGGAGAATTACTAGAGTGAGTGATGGACAGATTGTTTATACAACTGCTGTAGACTTTGATCCTGCTGGAGATAGTGGACAAAAAATTGAATTCTTGGCTCCTGTTCTTGATTGGAACACTACTTATACAGTAGAAGTTAGATATAGAGATAGTGCTGGTTTTGATAGTGCATGGAGTTCTCCAGTAGCATTTACAACAAACGTTGTTGATCAACCAGTATTCAATCTACCAATTGAAACAAGTCTGAGACCAACCATCAACCTAAATAATGTTAGCTATGACACTGCTAACTATTCACATACTTCAACTGATTGGCAGATTGCTGACGATGCTTCATTTAGCAATGTCATTTATGAGTCACTTACAGATACCGAGAATTTATTGGAACTGGAAGTACCTTCTAATGTCGTCCTGGAATCGTCAACCAATTATTATGTAAGGGCAAGAATCAACGTAACCTAAAATGGCACAATCATCTTGGGGAGTAGCAATATTTTCTACTCCCACTTCACCACATACTTCTACAAAACCAGTAGTTCTTACTACTGATACTTTTGAAGGTCAAAGAAGAAAGATCAACCAGATCTCTGAGAACGTTGGCGACATTGGTCAACTTCAAGGCAACTTCACTAATTTGACCGACGCTGTGAATTCCTTTACTGCTGGTGTTTCAGAAGACGAAGTAATCGCACTCACAATTGCATTAGGATAATAAAAAAATGGCAAGTAAATTTAGATCAGCATCTAAAGCAGCAGTAGGTCTTGGTCTTACTGATGTTTATACCCAAGAATTAGGAACTGGACAGACTGATAAGCAAACTGTTGTTGTTGGTATTACCTTGTGTAATGTTACAACCAGTGCCGTCAATGCTTCCGTCAAGATCGATCGTCCTGCAGTTAGTTTGACTGTAGCAGGACAAAATCCAGTTGCGACAGAAGATATTTGGTTATGTAGAAATATCCCAATTCCTGCAGGATCTTCTATTGAGATCATGTCTGGTAATAAAATCGTAATGGCATATAATGTCGCTAGTGGCGCAGGCGATAAATTGCAAGCACAGTCAAGTGCTGCAGCATCACTGGATGTCATTGTAAGTTACATGGAGATCGCATAAAATGCCATATATCGGTTACGGAGTAGAAAATAGTACAGTTGATCTTGCTGAACAGTCGATCACTGCTTCTGGTAACGCCACAGAAACACTTTCAAAATCCGTAAACGAGGATACGGAATTGCTTGTGTTCATCAATGGTGTTCTGAAGAACACTGAAGAATATGAAATTGGTGGCACACTAAAAAACGAAATTACTTTTACATCAACACCCGCTCAGGGAGATGCGATTCTTGTTCGCTATCTTCAGAAGAGTGTTGATATTGTATCAGTTGCACCTTCAGGCGTTCAAACTTTTGAAGGAAGAACGGGCAATATCAATTTAGAAACAGCAGATCTTGCTGATAAAGTAGATACTACTGCACTTCAGGATAATTCGGTATCAAGTGCTAAATTATCTTCTAGTGGCACATCAGATAGCCTTAGAGCAGTTACCAATAATCACATCAGAGATGGTGCGGTCGTTTCATCTAAGATTGGTAATAGCACAACTTCTGATGCTCTGAGAGCAATCACCACTGATCACATCAAAGATGCAAATATTACCACAGCAAAGATTGCTGATGATTCGGTAACTTCAAAAAAATTATATGTCAGATATGCTGACGAGATTGCAGCAAACGCAGCAGGTCTTGGTGAAGGAGATATCTATTATGATGATGCTCTGAATGAACTCAGAACTCACAATGGTTCTGGTTGGAGTTCTGTTGCAACTGGTGGTGCATCACTCAATGTTGGCGATATTCCTCTTGATGCAAATACACCAGAGATTAGATTTGCTCCTGATCTGAATACAACTTCTTCAGTTACTGTAAATCCATCTACAGATTATGCTTATACTTTCTGCGATAACATCAACGTAGGATCTGGACAAGCGTTCAACATTGCATCTGGTAAAGAACTCAAGGTTGGTGTTTTCTCTAACCTGAGTGGTGGTGCTGTTGGAGGTATTGTTGGTGGTGGCACTGGTGGAGCATCCGATCTGGATGGTCTGTCTGATGTTGTTGTAAACACTCCTGCTACTGCACAGGTTCTTAGATATAACGGATCTAATTGGGTAAACTCCCAACTGAACTATAACGATCTTGGTGGTCAACCATTTGCTCAAGTTCAAGCAGACTGGACCCAAACATCAACATCAAACGTTGGATACATCAAAAACAAACCAACCAATCTTGTTACTGTAAACTCTTCACCAACGTTCACTGATGTTACAGTTTCTGGTAACCTGAATGTTACTGGAACCACAACAACTAATAATGTTGCGACCCTGAATGTCACTAACAATGAAGTTGTTCTGAATGATAATCTTGGGGTATTCACTGGTGATGCTTCTGCAAACTCTGCAGTTGTTACTAACATTGCATCAACTACAGGAATAACGCAAGGTGCATCGGTAACGATTACTGGTAATGCAGGAACACTGACACTTGGAGCAGCAACTGTTGCAAGTATTGATAGTGGCACTCAGATTACCCTCAACACAAACTTTGGTGGTTCTGGTTCACAGACTGCCATTGAACTGACGATTCCTATCGCACCAACTGCAAATGCTTCAGTTGTTGTTGAACGTTCTGCTTCTAACGACACTAGAGTCAGATGGAATGAGACAAGTGATAGGTGGGAATTTACCAACGATGGTACGACCTACCATAATATCCCCATCCCTTCAGAGTATGGTGATTACAACAATCTCCAGAACCTTCCCAACCTTGCAGCAACTCAAGTTAATAGTGATTGGGATGCGACTTCTGGTGTTGCACAGATCCTAAACAAACCAACAGTTCCACAGAATCTTGGTGATCTTGCTAACGTTTCATCTGCTGCAGGAACAACTGGTGGTGGTCAAACAATCACTGCTGGACATTATCTTCAGTGGAATGGTTCTCAATGGGCACCAGCAGAGGTTGTTGGTGGCGGTGGTGGTGGATCAGGTTCTCTGCAAGCAAGAACTGATGTTGCTGGCACAACAACTAATCTTGCAAATGATACAACTGATTCAAATGTAAACCTCACAGGTTTCAAGTCTTATGTTCTTTTGGCAGTTACAACGTCAGCAGATGCTTGGGTAAGACTATATACAACTGCAGCTTCTAGAGCAAATGATCTAAATAGAGGGGAAGGTACTGACCCATCACCAGGATCAGGTGTTATTGCAGAAGTTAGAGTCGATGGCACTCAACAAATTACTCCTGGAACTATTGGATTCAACTATGAAGCCACACCTAACACTAACATTTATGCGTCAGTAACGAATCGTAGTGGTTCCCAACAACAAATTACCGTAACTCTCAAAGTAGTACAATTAGAGGCATAAAATGGCAGTAACAAGAACAGAATTTTTAGTAAATTCAGGCAATACTGGGTGGACAAGTCAGCAAGTTCTTGATGCTCTGGAACTTGCTTTGGGTACTGGTGGTGCTGGGTATCACAGTGGCACTTCATCTAGCGGAGTAATGAGGAAATTACTTCGACCCACTGATGGTTGGACTCAAGTTGGTGGACAGATTTATCCGATTTCAAATGCAAATACTCCAACTAGAAATCTTTCCTCTAATTTTAGAACTGATGGAACTTATTGGGCAGAGTGGGATGTTCAACTACCTGCTCCTCCTGGGGGAACTGCTGCAACAATTACTGTAAGACGTTGGGGTGCAGATCATGGATCTACTATTGAAGGCAAAGTTGAAGGAATCTACATTAGAAATGGTGGATCAGGATATGCAGATGATGCAGTATTTACTTTAGCAGCTGCTGATATTGGTGGTTCAACTGCTACTGACATCACTTTTGGTGTTAGAAGTGCAACAGTTCCATCTGTCAAAGTATGGGCAACGAAGGGTGGAGCATCGAATTGGTGGTGGACAGATACAGATTCAAATCTGAATGAAATCAATGCTTCTTTTGTAAATCAGGGAAGACCAGTTGCTGGAGTATGTAGACTTACTAATGATGCAAATAAAATTTTTGGAACAACATATTATTCTTTCACTGTAACTCAAACTACTGGTTCAGGAACATTCTTAGCTATCAAATCTGGTCCAAAGTGGGATGACTATGCGAGGTTTGTTGATTATACTTGGGCAGAAGGATATCAGTATCAAGGATCATTTACTGGTGATCCAGGCATGGATGGATATGGAGCGTCTATTTACTGGGATAACAATGGAAACATAGCATATAATAATGCAAATTATGCAGCATCTCCACTTATTGTTGGTGGTGCTGATGGAGATGGTGATGGTAGATCACTAAAAATAAAATTTGCACGAAGCGTCGATCCTACAGATTACCCACTAAAGATTGTTACTTATAGAGCACCTGCTACACAAGATACAAAGTATACTATTTTTCAATTCCAACAAATTGTAAATGGAAACGTAGAAGTTTACGGCACATTCTCTCTGAACGCAGGAACTCTTTGGGGGCAAAATATTTGGGATCTTGATCATGTATTCCAGGGTGGAGCTACTCTTTATGGAACTGCAGATCAATTTGAATTTCCTGGATATCTGGGATCACAATCAATTCTCATAAAAACTCAAGATGTGATTGATACTTCTGATCAATATGCTGGAAAACCAAGCTTCCTTCTGGGTCAATACTATCAAGTTGGTACTGGTAAAATTTATGAGGCATCTGCAAGAGCTAGAGAATGTTTATTTGGATATCAAAGAATTCACAGTGAATCTTATAGACAAAGCACCAAATGCGACGATATCACTGATGTTTATCGTGTCAATATTGATGGACATCACGGTAATCAAGGAGCACCATCAACTCAATACAATATGATTCAACAGTATTACAGAAATGATGTTTATGATAGAGTAACTATCAACGGTGCTGGGGGTGGTACATTCTCAGTGAATGCTTTGGCAAACTCTCACAAACCACTCAAGGGTTTACCAATTTCTTCTGCAATGATGCCATGTCCATATTACATTCCAGATGACTTTGTAATTATTCAGTTTGTCTGTGAACCTGGGGAAACTGTTGTCTATCCAGGAGATACAATTTCAGTTAGTGGATCTGAAGTATATACTGTGATTTGTGCTGCAGGTGGACCAAATAATCCATATTTTTCCAATGCTAGTGATTTGGTAGGGAGATATATTGTTTACGCTGCAAGAACAACCTGATGGCAGAGATTACACTCAAAACAGGACTAACACTTGAAACTTCTGTGGATGCTACTCCTAGTAGTGCATCTATGGGAGTTTCTACTGTTCCAACATTGACAACAGGAAATTCAAATTCTGTTCAAAGAGTTTATTCAACATATACTCCAAATAATATTTCTTGGACAGAAATTGAAACTCTGATGTCTACTGGTTCTTCCTCTACAAACTATGAGGGTGAAAGAACTATCTCTCGTAGTGTTTCAAGACGTGGTATCAGGAGACCAAGAGGAATTCTGTACCCAAGAGGTACATATCAACCTTACAGAAGGTTGTTTATTTCTAGGAGAATCTATAGATAATGGCAAGTATTACTTTAGTCTCAGATTTGACTCTTGAGACTGCTACTGATGCATCAATCTCCAATCCAAGTGGTGGTACAGATATTGTATCAATCACTTGGGACAGTGGTGCAGAGATTAGTTCATATTCAAGAGTATATACTCCATATGTTCCTTCAGCACGAACTCCAATTCCTACACTGACGCTTGAGTCTTCAGATAACGCTCATCTTGCCCGTGGAAGGAGCACAGTCACCAGATACGGTCAAATTTTCCCACGAACAGTCTACGGTAACTAAATAGAAAAAAGGTACTTAGTATAAAATGTCTACCATTAGAGTCAACACTATTACTGACCTTGCTGGAACAGGAGCACCCACAGCGACTTACGGTATTACAGGTGCTGTTGCAGCAACAGATCAACTAGAACTAACGAGTCAAAGAAACAAGATTCGTTTTCACTATGATGATTCTGCAGACCTACCAGACCCATCAACGTATCATGGCATGTTCGCACATGTTCATGGCATTGGTCCTGGTGCAGGTAATGCTGGTAGAGCATACTATGCACATGCTGGTGCATGGAAAGAACTTCTTGATCTAACTGGTGGTCAGACAATCACTGGCAACCTGACTGTTTCTGGTAACCTTACAGTCTCAGGTACGACCACCGCGATCAACACGACCGATCTTGATGTAGCTGACTCTATCATCAGGATGAGAACTGGTCAAAACGTGGTAGCAGGTGTTGGTGGCATTTCGGTAGTACAGACAACAGATGGTGCTGGTACAGTAACCTCAGAAAGAACTCTTCGTTACAACAACTCTACTGCTAAGTGGGAAGCAACTAACGACGGAACAAACTATACAGAAGTTGCTCTTGGAGATCTTGCAGGATACGCTGCTCTTGCAGGAACAAATACTTTCAGTGGAGCAAATACATTCTCTTCTTCAGTCAATCTGAATAGAGTAATTGAAAGTGTTGTAGATGTCACGCTCACAACAAATGCAGGAACTCTGAATTCCAATAACGGAATGATTGGATATCTGAGTGGTGCAACTGGAGACATGACTCTGGACGTTACAAACTTACCTGCAGTAGATGGTCAAATTCAAAACGTTTCATTCATCGTTTCTCAAGGAGGAACTCCATATATCGTTAGCACTCTGCAAATCGGAGGCGTTGGTGCAACGATCAAATGGTCTGGTGGTGCTGCACCAACAGGAACAGCAAATGCTGTAGACGTATTTTCATTTACACTGATTAGAAGAAGTTCTGCTTGGGAGGTGCTTGGCGCTGCTTCCAAGAACTTCGCTTGATAAGGAGGATAGATCATGCCAATTTTTGCAACAAACGCGGGGTCGTTTTCTCCCCTGTCGATCAAGGGTATTCATGCAGCTGGTAGTGCAGTTGATGGTTTTTTGATTCAAAATAGTTTGAGGTTTGACTCAGCTTCATCCAGTTATCTTTCCAGAACCCCGTCGTCTGCAGGTAACAGGAAGACATTTACTTGGTCTTCTTGGGTAAAAC